TCTTCACGATGGTGCCTTCGCGTAATTCGTGCTCGGCCTCGGCGACCGTGAGCGTCAACTCGTCGCCTTCTTTGACGCGCTGGCCGGCTACCCGGGCGCCGTTGCCGCGCTCCGTTACCGTGTAGGATTCCTTCGACATCCTCGTTGCTCCTTTGGTTGTGTTTCAGGCGCTGCCGCCATCGCCGCCCGCTGCAGCTGCCGCTGCAGCTGCCGCGGCGGCCGCGATCGCGGCATCCATCTCGACCACCTTGTCGTCGACCGGACCGGGCTCCGCGTAGGCCTTGGGCGTGTCCAGAAGGCCTTCGACGACGACGCGCTTCTTCGCCACCTGGTCTTTCGAAGCGACCGCCAGATGGGTGTCGCCGACCGTGTGGACCTTGTCGCCGACCAGATTGAGGTGGCCGGACTTGAGTTCGACTTCGGTGCCGGCGGATTTGAACGAGATCAGCCCGTCCTTGAGGATGAAGCGGGAATTGCCGCGCTCGATGATGAGATCGTCCTGGCCGGCGGGCGGCTGGTGGTCGTCGTCGAAAGCGCCCCAGATCGCGACGGTGTCGGCGCCGACGACGCCCGACGTCGACTGCGCGTACATCATCTCGCCCTTGGTCGGCTTAACTTTGATCTTCAGCTCGCCCGCCGATGCGGGCTGCACCCGCAGCCAGGGCGTCAACACCTTCTCATCGGTCTTGGGATCGCGGCCGAGTTCGAGGCGTACCTGCCAGTCGCCTTTCTCCTCGCGCACTTCGTCGACCTTGCCGGGCATGCGCGCGAGCGCCAGCTTGCGGTGCAGGCGCGCGACTTCGCGGCGCAGATGGCGGATCTCGGCGGCGAGCGCGCTCATGACGCCTCCGGGTCGTAGCTTTCGTCGGGCACGTAGTCGGGATCACCTGACAGGATGGTGTGGGTTTCGAGGTCGGGCGGCGGCAGGCTGTCGAAATCCCACAAGGGATCGCCGGCGACGATCAGGCCCTGGCGCCAGGTCACTGCGTAGAGACCTAAGCCCTTGGCGAACGAGTCGACCGTGAACTCGGGCTTGAACTCGGGTTCTGGGTCGGCCGCCGGGTCGGTGATGCCGGCGACGCCCCAGCGGCCGGCCGTGCCGTGGTGAATGATGCGCAGGAGCCGCAGCCCGATGGCGTGGGCGACCTCGTCGCGCTCGACCCGGCGCTCGCCGACGACGGCGTCCTCGGCGACCACATAGGCGGCCCAGTCGACCGGCACCGCGAACGTGCCTTCGAACTGCCGAGCGGTGTGCACGCGCCGGGCCGCGACGGCGATCGCCGGCGGCTTATAGAGATCCTTGGCGACGAAATCTGCAATGTCCATACGGCCGGGATGGCGGCGCACGTCGACGCCGACGAACAGCGTCTTCAATGCCGCCACGATCGCCTTTTGCACGTCCATCACACGCGAGTCGGCGAGAAGCTGGGCGAGCGATTTGGATTCGAGGGCGGATTGCGTCATCGCGAGCCTCCCGTCACGAGCCCGAGCCAGTCGGAGGTCAGCCGTTCGATCTCGCGCTCGTCTTCGCCCGACACCCCCACGAACGGCCTCGCCGGGATCGTCACTTTCTTGGCCATGACGAACTGAGTGAAGCCGCCGGACACGACCCAAAATTTCAACGCTCCGGCCGTCTTCGGCGTGATGGTCGCGCCCTCCTGATGGACGTGGGCGTGCTCCCAGCTCGAGCCGACTTCGACTTCGGCCGCCGAGGCGATGAAGGCGACCGAGTCGAGAAGGTGGCGGCCGGACTGGAGCAGGATCGAAGTGCCGGCGCGGTTGGGCGCCCAGGCGGCCCCGTCCGGCGAGGTCTTGGTCTCGCTGATGCGCTTCCTCGTCGAGCTTTCGAGGGCGGCGCCGATATTGGTCATCAGTTCGCCGGTCTCGCCAGAGCCGAGCCGGGCCATAACCGCCTCGGCGTGCTGCAGCCCGGTGATCTCGACGACGACGCCGATCGTGGACATGGTCAGAGCCCCCGGAGCCGGTCGCGGGTGAACATGCGTTCGGGACCCGCGAGCAATACCTCGTTGGGAGAGCCTGCCGAGGGCGTACCGGTCTCGACCGGATCGCCGGCGCCGCTGCCACCCGTGAAGGTCAGGCCGCCTGCGCCGGAGGCGATTGCTTTGAGGGCCTCGATCGCGGCGTCGCGGGTCTCCTTGAGGCGCTCGCTCGATCGCGCGAACGAGAGCGCGACACGATAGAGCGCGATGTCGATTGCGTAAGTGCGCAGGATCTCCGCCGAGTCGGTGTCGAGCCGGGCGAGTTCCGCGGAGGTGTAGCGGCGGAACAGGATGCCGTTGATGTCGGCGGAGGCGCCGATGATCGCCTGGACGACGCGAGCCTCGTCGACCACCCCAGTGGTTTCGTCGGCGGCGAGCAGCACCAGCTCGGCCGGGTGACGGGCGCGGATGTCGGCGATGTTGGCGTAGGGCGACACTGGAGACCTCAGCGCGTCACGTGCTTGACGGCCCACATGACCGCCTCTTCGGCTTTTGTGCGGGCGATCGACAGCTCGCGGCTCGTGCCGAACCTTTCGATGAGATCGAGCAGCGCCTGGCCCGCATTTTTGACGGCGACCATGTCGGCCTTCTCCTGGTCGGAGAGAACGCGATAGGTATGGCGGATCGCGTTGTTGGCGGTGCGCTGATCGCTTTCCGAGGCGACGGTCTCGGCATTGGGCAATTTCGGCATGTGCGGTCCTTCGGTTCGTCGGGACGGCCGGGGCGTATCCGCCCCGGCCAGGGGCCCTCGACAGAGGACCGGCGTCGACCACCGCGGAGTGGGACGCGAACGGGCTTCAGCTCTCGGCCGGCCAGTCTTCGGTGACGACGCCAACCGCTCTGAATTCGGCGTGCTGGCGAACGGTCAGTTCGATCTCGTCGCCGATGGCGTAGTCCCTGCCATCGGCAAGGAGGGGCAATGCCAGCGTGAACGTCGTCGTGCCGGCGGATACTGGCGATGTGGACGGCGGTGCGTCCTGCGCCGGCGGACCGGAGGTGGTCGCCGGCACCGTGGCGCCGGCCGCCGACGGCGGCGTCGGATCGACACTCGCCGTCTGAGCCGCCGGTGCCGGCGTCGGGGTTGCGCGTTTCTTCGCCATCGTGCGACCTCAGGAGACCGCGTTCTGGACGAAGAAGCCGACGTCCTTGGCGATGACCAGCTCTTTGACCTTCTCGCCGACCCGGACCGTCTCGCCGCCTTCGAGGCCGATCTTGGGATCGGGCATGGAGCCGGCGATGCGGTTGCCACACTGGGCGGTCATGCCGAAGGTGACACCGCGCTGCGTCGTCGCCGCCGGGTCGATGTAGAGCGCAGCGATGTGCTTGCCCCACACCCGTGCCAACGCCGCCACCTGGCCCTTCTTTGCCGTGTTGACAAAGCTCTCGCCGACCAGGACCTCGCGGATCTCCAGAAGCTCGGCGAGCTGCTGGCGGGTGATCATGCCCTTGTCTGTCAAGTTGCCGCGCACGGCGTTGACCAGGTGCGGGTGCGAACGCAGCTTCGACCACACCGGCTGGCCCATGACCAGCGTGTTGGCGCGGAACACGAGCGTGCCGTCGATCGCGGTCTTGAGGACCTCGATCGGCTCGGAGTTTGCGTAGTCGGACAGTTGCGAAGTGCCGGCGAGCGTGACGGTTCGGGCGGCGGCGTAGCTTGTGGCGCTGTGCACCAAAGCGGCGACGCGGATCTCGCGGGCGAGCTGGATGAGATTGGTCAGGCCCTCGGTCGCGCGGGCGCGCGGATCGTAGTTCGACAGCCCGGCGGCGCGCTGGCGTTCGGCCTCGCGGATGTCCGAGATCGGGATCATGTCGTCGAGGCCATGATCGTCAGTCGAGCCGTCGCGCTCGATGCCGTTGAATTCGACACGGGCCGGCTGGCCGGTGCGGCCGACGCGGGTCTCGGGGACGGTGAAGCCTTCGGCGAGCGGGTACTCGGTCCACTTGAAGCTTTCCGATCCTACCGGAACGCGCGGCAGGACGCGATCGGCGATCAGGGACTGGGCCGGGTTGGCGTAGCCGATCGCGATTGCGGTCAGCACCGGATTGACGGGGAACGGGCGGTTGGGCGCCATCGGATGGTCCTTCTCGGGGTTCTGGTGTGTCTGGATGAGCCGATCAGGCCGACGCCGGCACGTAGACGGCGCTGGGCGCCACCACGATCTCGACGACGTCGCCCTCGGCCGCCGCGGCCTGCACGTTGCCGACGACGGAGACGGTGACAGCCTGGGCGGCCGGCGCCGGCACAGCGACGGCACGGCCTTCGGCGTCGGAGGTCACGCGGGCGCCGCGGGCGAGATTGCCGCCGGCGACCACCTCGGCGAGACCGAGCTGGGTGACGTCGACCACGCCGCCCGCCTTGGCGCCCGGCGCCGACGACACGCCGAGCATGACGGCCGTCGCGGCGGCGGCTTCGACGCCGGCCTGCTTGGTGGCATGGAAGGCGACGATGCGGTTGCCGCGGATCGCGGCATCGGCGACGAAGCTCTTGATCAGCGGTTCGGACATCAGAGATTGCCTCCGTTGGCCTGCACGACCGCGTCGGCGAGGCTCATGGTGCGGCCGGCCTTGGCCGCGGTGTCGATGAGGGCGTGCGCCTTGGCGAGGAGATCGTCGGGACTGCCGGCCTCGCCCTCCGGCGTCGCTTTTGTGTCGAGCCCGGAGGCCTGCAGGCCGGCCGGGGTCTTCTCCAGGAGGGTTTTCACCTGAATGAACCCGTCGGGCGTAGCGCACAGGGTGGCGTAGTGATCGCGCTGGGCCGGGACGATCTTCTTGTCCTTGAGGGCGCCGTCGAGCAGCGCCTCGACCTTCGCCTGGTGGTCGGCCGTGTCGCGCGCGGCGAGCTGGGCGGTGGCGGCCGCGAGTTGCGTGGTCGCGGTCGCCAGATTGGCGAGCGCCTGGTCGTGCACCGCCTTGTCGACCTTGCCGGCGAGGCTGGTCTGCAGGCCAGTGATGGCCGCGAGGCAAGCGGCCTCGTCGGCTGTGTCGGCGAGGCCGAGGGCCTTCGCGAGGGCTTTGAGCATCGTGTTCTCCGGTTTCGAGGCAGGATCGGCGGCGGCGAGCGCCGGCATAGCGAGCGCCGGCGCCGCCACGAGGGCGATCGAATGCAGCCAGGTCGCGAGCCCGGCTTCGGTGTGATGAAAGGTCGGGGAGACGTAGCGGTGGGTCTTGGCGCCCAGCGCCGCCTTGCCGGCGTCGAGCAACTCGACCCGGGCATATGTGCCGTCGCGCCGGGCCGCGAGTTCCCGGACCCAGCCGACCGCATCCGCGCGCTCGCCGAACATCGGCTTGCGCGAGATGGCGTGGTCGATATCGACCGGCACGTCGATGCCGTCGGCGGCGAAGCGGGCCACCAGGCGTTCGGGGTCGAAGGAGAAGCGGCGGCCGTCGCGAGCCTCGACCTCGCCGCGCGGGGTCACGCGAATCCAGGTCGGCTCGGCCTCACCGCCAGCCGCCAGCGCCGCTGCATCGATCATGACGACGCCGAGGGCGACGTCAGGCGGCAACAGGTCGGGGCTTGCTTTCGGGTGGGCCATGGGTGCACGCTAGCGGTGCGCCGGATGGGGCGAGCCGCTGACAGGTGTCAGTCCGGCCCCTGGCTGTCCCGGTCGGTCCGCCCCTTGACCATCCTCAACCGGCACCAAATTCGGCCAGTTTCGCCCCGCGGCCTCGATTTCCGCCCATCCCCTCCCGTCACGATCGTTTTTGAAGGGGCTTAAAAGCCCTTAGAAGCCGGTCGGCACCCTGCGGCGCTACGACGGGGCTCGGAAGCGCCCAGAGGCCGCCGCAAGGGCGTCTGTGGGCCTCCGGCTCCGAGACGACCGGATTGCGGAAACGACAGCCCGGAGTTACATTGCCGGTGCGGGGCAATTGGCGCCTTCGGGTGCCGCCGTGGGAATGCCCGAGGGCAAACCAGGAGGGACGACGGCCTCCCCCCGCTTTTCTCTCCCCTTCAGCGAATCCGATCAGCGCCCGCCAGCTCGCGGGCGAGATACGGAGTCTCCAGACCACGCCGGTTCGAGAACAGCGTCGCGACCGTGAGCCGGTCGCCCTCGGCCTGGGCGAGGACCATCACGAAGGTGCGGCCGTCGATCTCGTGCACCACGAGGGTGCGGCCGTCACGCCGGCGCCGGTAGATAGCTCCCCGCTCGATCATCTCCTGCGTCCGCGCCCAGATCCAGTCGGGATACGGGTGGGCGACGGCGTGGCCGGCGGCCGCATCGGTGAGCGTCACCGTCGGGCGGGCGACCCCGATCGCGGCAGCAAGATCGTCGGGCAATCGTGCGACCGGCATCGGCCCGTGGTCCCACGGCACGGTCTGGTCGACCTCGGCGATCGTCTTGCCGTCCTTCATGAGCGCGGCCCGCTCGGCGCCGCGCGACTGCGCCCGCCACAGGTGCGAGCCGAACCCGTCCGACTCGACCAGGCGCTCGATGCGCCCGCGCGCCAGGTCGAGCGGCGTCGCGTCGATCTGGTCGGCAAGAATGCGGCCGAGCGTGCGGCCGCGTCCGACGCCCGGATTGGTCTGCCAGCCCGGATCGATGCCCGCCGGCACCCGGACGCGCTCGCCGGTGCGCTTATTGACGAAGGTGCGCCATTGCGGCGGCGGAGGCTTGTCGGTGTACAGGATCGCGCCCGGGTCGTTGTCGTCGTAGGGCCGGGCCAGATAGTCGTCGCGCTCGGCCGCCGAGATCTGACGCACGCTGCACAGGCAGCCCCAGCCGTTGGGCGGCATGTAGGTCGACCAGAAACCGTGGTCGACCGGCAGGATGATGCCGACCAGGCGCAGATGCTCGGGCCGCTTTCGCTCGGCCCGTGACATCAGATAGAGGAAGTACGGCAAAGCCCGCTTGGTGCGCTGCGCCCGGTCCCACTGACCGGCAGCGCGCGCCGCACGCATATTGGACCAGAACGTGGTCTGCAGCCGGGCCGGTCGGGTGAAGTCGACCGTCTTCGCCTTCCACCGTCCCTCCGGGTCGGCGACCTCGCGCGGGCCCCACCAACCGAGCGGGGTCAGGCGCTTCGCCATCTCGTCGCGGAATTTGTCGAAGCCCCAGCCCCCGACGATCGCCTTGTCAATGCCAGCGCGGAATTCGGCGAGCACGCGCGTCTCGGTGACGCCGGCGACCGTGAAGGCATGCGCGTGCTCTTCTCCGAACACGTCAAGCCAGGAGAACTTCGGCCGCAACCCTTTGTCGCGGAAATAGGACAAGACTTCGGGCGGCGCCGCCATGCCGCGGCGGACGGTGGCAGCGGCCAGCGCTGCCAGACCGCCGATGAAGGCTCGGCGCGTCGGCATGGGTCAGTCAGTCGTGTCGCTGAGGCCGCCACTCGCGGTTGTGAACTCTGGTTCTCGAACTGGAGTATGGGCAAACCCGATAAGCTGGTAAACGCCGACGGCGACGCCTGGGTGCCGCGCGGAGAACTTCGTGGCTGCCGACCGAGCAGCATCGAGCGAAGGACATTCGATGGCCTGCCCGCCCTTCGTCCATATGACGATCTCTGGCGCCCTTGGAGGAGCATCGTTCATTTGCTCTTCCGTCATGTACCGTTGCA